CTATGGATCATCAATATTTTTATTTAGTAAAAATAGAATCGAAAAACTTAAAAAGAATTATCCCAATGCAATAATCGGTGGAACGGGTACTGATGATTGGAGAAAATGTATTGGTGATCATATTGATTTAAACTGGAACAAACTTGATTATAGTTTATATCCTGATTATAAATTTAGCATCGGTTTTAGTCAAAGAGGTTGTCGTTTAAAATGTAAATTCTGTGTCGTTCCAACAAAAGAGGGTAAAAATAAAGCAGATCAAACTATTAACGAAATATGGAGAGGTGAACCTTATCCCAAAAAAATACATTTATTAGATAATGATTTTTTTGGTCAACCACAAAATGACTGGGAATATAAAATAAATGAAATTAAAGATGGAAATTTTCAAGTATGTTTCAATCAAGGAATAAATATTAGATTAATTGATGATATTGTCGCAAAAAATTTAAGTGAAATAAAATATCGTGATGATTCATTCAAACACAAAAGAATTTATACAGCTTGGGATAATATTGGTGATGAAAAACGTTTTTTCCAGGGTGTAGATAAATTGACAAAATATGGAATAAAAACTAATCATATTATGGCTTATATGCTAATTGGTTATGATAAACGAGAAACTTGGGAAAAAATTTGGTATCGTTTTAATAAAATGGTGAAAGTAGGCATTTTACCTTATCCAATGGTTTACGATCCACTTCAAAACAAAAAAGATTTAAAATTATTTCAGCGATATGTAATCAGAGGTGATTATAGACATAAAAATTACGATGAATATTTACGACATTATTATAACAGAAATATTAATGAATATAATAAAATTATGGAGTTGGACTTTGCCAAAACGTAAAAAGAAAAAACAGTTTAAAGCAAAAGATTTACGATTTGAAAATCAAATACCAGTCTATAATGACTTACCAACTACAGAACAATTACGAAAAAATGTCTATGATTATGAAGTAACGGAGACAAAAATAACAAGAGCAAGACGTTTAAACCAAACATTATTGGATACATACTTATTAAAAAAATTAATAACTGAATCACAGTATGATGCAGGTATAAAATATTATAAACTCTGGCGATATTCAGGACTAGAACCAAAAACAACGTCTGCGTTAAAACCAGTTGTTGGTTCAAGTTCACAAAACAATATTGGATTGATGCAGGGTGAAAATTATGTTGAATTACAAAAAGCGAGAATGCAGCTTGGTAAACCATTAACCAGTATTTTAGATAGTGTTGTATTATATAATGAACCCATTAAAACATGGGAGGTCAATTACAAAGTCAGATCAAAGACGGGTATGACAGTTTTAATTGTCGGTCTTGATACTCTTTGTGATATTTGGGGTATTAGTTAAAGGTTTACTGGTATCATGTTGTTTAAGGGCAAACTCAAGATAACTTACATCTAAACCTAATCGTTTTAATTCACGATTTAAATATTTATAACATTTTAATAAATTAATTATTGGTTCACCCTTTTTATCAGCACGTAAAATATATTTAATCATACATGCACGATAATGATTTAAATTAAAAGCATCTATTATTTCAAACACTTCAATTTCTTTGCCATCTAACGTTACAGCTTTATAGTAATTTGGATTAATCGGTGTAATATTATTCTTCATGCAAAACACAGAATAAGCCAAATAAAAATAATGGAATACTTAAAACACAATTCAAATAATTAGTTTCAACAAAATGATGAATGGCGTAAGCAATACTAATTGGCAATAAAAACATACCAAAGAGTTTTAACCCATAAATAAATATTTTATCTAACATGACTAGATATTATTCCTTTTTGGTATAAAATACAAGTAAATATAATAAAAATTGTATATGGTATTGACAGGGCAACCAGAAATGATAGATTTAAAGAAAAGTCCAAAAGACTTTTTTTTTAACTATCAAAAAATAACCTCACGTATAATAGACAAGCCTAGTTCTTACCTCGTACTAGGCTTATGTTTGAATTTATTGTTATAACAACTTTATTTACAGTTAATGGAATTGTAGATAAGCAAATCGATTTAGTTATGGGCAAAGAGTGTCCATTTAGTTACAAACATATTAATCACATAGACAGAACTATAACAGTCACAAAAGATGGATTAATTAAAAAAAAAGGAAAACTTTTAATTGCTAAAACGTGCAGAACTAAAAAACAAATATTGCAAGAACGTCATGTCAAAAAAGCCAGTAAAAAAAACACCAGAATTATTAACAAAGATTTGTCAGCTAATAACAGAAGGTAAGTCAGTACGATCTATCTCAAAGCTAAAAGACATGCCAACAGTTCAAGCTATTATGAAATGGCTGAACAATGATGAAGAGTTTAATAAGATGTATCAACAAGCAAGACAAAATCAAGGTGACTTGTATGGTGAAATGATTAACGATATTTGTTTAGAGTTATTGACTGGACAAAGAACAGACTTTCAAAACTGTCGTGTTGCTATAGATGGATTGAAATGGACTGTAAGTAAAATGAACAGTAAATGGTCTGATAGACAGATAGTGGATGTTAATCAGACGAATTATGTAGATGAATTGACGAAGGTTCAAAGCGAAATACAAAGAAGAATGTTAGAAAAAGGCAAGGGAAATCAAGGTTTAGAAGTTATTGAGGGTGCAAAACCGCACAAGTCGTTTAGCACTACGCACGAGGAAAAAAACAAAAAGTCAATAAAATCAAACACTTAACTGATTATTATTCTAGACTTTGGTTAGATACACCGAAGTTTAAGTAACAATATCAATAACTTACAAACGTTTATACATAGATTATACATTTGGTAGTCTTGATCCAGGTATTTTTTTACCCCCCCCGTCAATAATATCGGGCGGGTGCAATTATTATAGTAATACCTCCCTCATACTACCCCCCTTGTTTTTTAGAACAACCCAATAGGATTCTATGAAAAATTCTGAAATAATAACAAAACTTGCACTTGATCCAATTCTGTTTGTGGAAACCATGTTAGGTGCAAAGCCTCAAAAATGGCAACGCAAGGTATTAGAAGATTTATTAATTCATGACAAGATTAGCATTAAATCTGGACATGGAACGGGCAAGTCTGCGTTATTGAGTTGGTTAATTATTTATTGGCTAAGTACAAAGATTCCATGCAAGGTTGCTGTAACTGCGAACACGGCTCGTCAGTTAAACGATGTATTGATGGCTGAATGTAACAAATGGCATCGTAATATGCCTGATGGATTTAAAAATTTATTTGAATTTAAGTCAGACAAGATAAATTTATTGGGTGCTGTAGACAGCTTTGCGAGTTTTGTCACATCAAGAAGAGAAAGTCCAGAATCTTTGCAGGGGTTTCATTCACCTAATATGTTGTTTATATGCGATGAGGCATCGGGTATTCCAGATATTGTGTTTGAAACGGCTGAAGGTTCGTTATCCACCAAGGGTGCTAAAGTTATATTGACGGGCAACCCCACGAGGAATAGTGGATATTTTTACGACACGCACCATAAGATGCGAGATACGTGGAAACGATACAGTGTTAGTTGTCATGATTCTGATTTTGTCAATCCGACTTTCATAGCGGATATGGAAAAAAAATATGGTATTGACTCAAATGTGTATCGTATTCGTGTATTAGGTGAGTTTCCAGACACTAACGAGGATGCGATAATACCTTTACACCTCATATCAGAATCTTTAGATAGAGATGTAGAAGTTGACGAAACAGAAGTTGTTTGGGGTTGTGATGTAGCTAGATTTGGTTCAGATAAAACAGCTTTAGCCAAAAGACAAGGTAATACGTTATTAGAGCCAATTAAAGTTTGGCAAGGCAAAGACCTTATGGAAACTGTGGGTGTAATTGTTGCTGAATATGAGGCACTACCTTTTGACAAAAGACCGCAAGAAATATTGATTGATGCGATTGGTTTGGGTGCAGGTGTTGCGGATAGGTTGCAAGAGTTATTAGATTGTCAGGTGTCAGCGATTAATGTTGCTGAATTACCGAGTATGCAGGAAAAGTATATGCGACTTCGTGACGAATTGTGGTTTTTGTGCCGTGAATGGTTTGAATCAAGAAATTGTAAGATGCCAGAAGATGAGGAACTTATAACTGAATTAACAGCACCTCGTTATAGTTTTATGTCTAATGGTAAGATTAAGGTTGAATCAAAAGAGCAACTTAAAAAACGTGGATTTTCTTCGCCAGACAAAGCGGATGCGTTATGTTTGACGTTTGGTTCTAGGGGCAGTTTTACGATAAATAATAGAAATTATAAATGGAACAGACCGATAGAACGTGACATGAAGTGGGTTGTATAAGTTATGGCGGAATATAAAGGCAAAAAGGTTACTTTAAATAAACCTTCTAGGATTAGAAAAGGGCAGACCAGTTTTGGCAAAAAAAAATTTCAAGTTTTTGTAAAAAACAAAAACGATAATGTTGTTAGGGTGACGTTTGGCGACCCCTCGATGCGTATCCGCAAAAACGAGCCTAGTCGTAGAAAAAGTTTTCGGGCAAGACATCGCTGTTCTACGGCTAAAGATAAAACCACCGCCCGTTATTGGAGTTGTAAAAAATGGTAAAAACGAAATCAATATCTGCCCCACGTGGGTATCATTTTATGAAAAAGGGAAGTGGTTATACTTTAATGAAAAACCCAACGGGTGGATTTAAACCACATAAAGGTGCAAGTAAAAAAGCAACATTTAAAATTCAAAAAGTTCATAAATGACCAAAAAAAGAAAAACCACTAAAAAGAAAAAAGCTGTACCCACTAACCCTTCGCTATATGCAAGAGTAAAAGCAGAGGCAAAACGTAAATTTGATGTTTACCCAAGTGCCTATGCAAATGGTTGGTTAGTTCGCACGTACAAAAAACGTGGTGGCAAATATAGGACTGCGTAATGGCAAAACCTAAAGGCGGTCTGACTGCATGGTTTGGCAAGGGCAAACGTGGGGATTGGGTTGATATCTCAGCACCCAAAAAAAATGGCAAATTTCAATCATGTGGACGTAAGTCAGCAAAAAGTTCTAAACGTGGTTATCCAAAATGTGTTCCAAGGGCAACTGCGAACAGAATGACAAAATCACAAATAAAATCAGCGGTGACTCGTAAACGAGCCAATCCAAAGAAAAACGTTAGAACATTTGTTTAAGAAGGGAGGTTATATGTATCACACTGGTAAAAAAAAAACAAAAAACAAAAAGAAAAAGAAGAAATAAGAAAAAGTAATTTTAACCTCAATGGGTATGACCCTACAATTTATAAAAGGAAAAAAACATGATGTACGAAAAAGATTCAACGATGAATAAAGTTGATAAAATGAAACCAAAAAAATCCAAAAAGTCAGGTAAAGTTGTAACTGGTAAGTTTTCAACACCTCAATAAATATGGCAAAAATGGATAATCAGCAATTAGTTGCTGTTTTAAAAAATCAGGTAGAAGATGCCTTAAATTATTACGATACTGATTTATCAGCATTTCGTATGGATGTACAGGATTACTATAATTCTGAGCAATTTGGGAATGAATTAGATGGCAAAAGCAAGGTAGTTTCGAGCGATTTGCAAGAAGTCATTGAACAAATCATGCCTTCGTTAATGCGTATTTTTACAAGCAGTAAAGATTACATAAAATTTTTACCTCGTAATCAAGAAGATGTAGCGGGGGCGGAACAATCTTCTATTTATGCAAACTATGTTATAGAAAAAAACAATGGTTTTACCATGTTTCATAACTGGTTCAAGTCAGCACTGTTATTTAAAATGGGTGTTGTAAAATTTTTTTATGATGAATCTGAATCAGTTATTGAGGAGGAATACACAGGTTTAACACTGGATCAACTCACAGCGATGCTGCAAGATGATTCATTAGAAATTGTGGAACAAGAGGAACGTCCTTTTACAGAAGAACCGCCACAACAAACAATGGATGCCACGGGTAATGTTGTCACAATACCTATACCAAATGTTTATGATGTAAAAATTAAAAAAAAGAAAACATCGGGTGAAATAAAAGTTATTCAAATCCCTGAAGAAGAATTTTTAATTCAAAGACATTGTAAGTCTATTGATGATGCTGATTTCGTTTGTCACAGAAGAGAGATGTCAGTTGGTGAATTAGTAGCAATGGGATATGATGTTGATGAAATTCGTCAATATGCCTCTGGTGGTGGTGAAATAGATCAAGAGCAAGAACGCAGAAATAGATTTGAGGATATTGATGGTGGAACAACTGAAACTGACAACATTGATCCATCGCAAGAAAAAGTAATTTATAACGAAATTTATTTAAAAGTTGATTTTGATAATGATGATATTCCTGAACTAAGACGTATTTGTACTGTTGGTTCTGGCTATCATATTTTGATGAATGAGCCTTTTGACCATATCCCGTTTGCAACATTGAGTCCAATTCTCATGCCCCATAGATTGATTGGTCAATCGGTTGCTGAAAGTTTAATGGATATACAGTTAATTAAATCAACTGTGTTACGTCAAATTTTAGATAATTTATATTTATCAAATAATACACGATTAGTTGTTCAAGATGGTGCTGTAAACATTGACGATATTTTAAACAATGTCGCAGGGGGGTTGATTAGAACAAAAACACCAAATGCAGTTCAACCACTAAACACCCCGTTAGTGGCTCAATCTGCATTTCCGATGCTTGAGTATTTGGATCAGTTAAAAGAATCACGAACTGGTTTAAATAAAGCATCTATGGGTTTAGACCCACAAGTTTTGCAAAGTACAACGGCATCAGCAGTAAATCAAATTGTATCTGCTAGTCAGGGCAAGATTGAATTAATTGCACGAGTATTTGCTGAAACTGGTGTAAAAGATTTATTTAAAGGCATTTTATTTCTTGCAAGTAAACACGCAACTCAAACTGAAATGGTGCGATTAAATAACACGTTTATTCCTGTTGATCCTAGAAACTGGTCAACCAGTTATGATGTACAAGTAAATGTTGGATAAG